CCCCCCTCCGCCGAGTCCCTTAGATTCAGCCTCTCTTTTGCAACTACTTTACAAATAAGTCCCTAGTCAAAAAAATTTTGCAAAAAATATTTTTGCGAGTATACTTTTGTTATGGCTGAAGAAGAACAAAGTTATTTAGATTCACTATTACTGGAAATAGAAAACGCAGACATCAGTAATCCTACAGCTATGAAAATGAAAATGATCAGTGATATGCTTCCTTCTGAAGATAAATCCGCAGGAGAAAACATATTGGATATCGTTTCTATGATTCCCGGAATAGGATCCATAAAAGCCGCAGAACCTATTTTAGGGATGATGAATTCTCGGATGCGTGGCATGATGCTCGCAAAACAAGGTCAACGAAAAGCACGTCGTACTACTCAAGTTCTTCCCGGACAGCGGTTAGGCGGTTCCAGATTAGCGAACAAAACTAGGGATGCTGTACGAAGTTTTTACACAGAAACTAGAGGCGGTGCTTTCCCTGAGAATTTAAGCGGTGAAACCTTAGAAGCGTTAAATGCTGCTAAACCTAGTATTATCGCGGCAGCAGGACGAACTAAACAATCCTCCCGACAAGGTCTAAAACGTCTGATAGAGATTATGGGATGGGATTAAAACTATCCATCGGTTTAGGCATTGCTTTGTTACTGTTATCAGGTAGTTTTAAATTGTATTACGACAAATCTGAAGCCCAAAAAATGGCACTCACCGTGCAGCTCCAACAGTCGATGGATAACCAGTTATTACTAGAAAACTCCATCGCCAAACAAAACCAACAAATAGCGGAACAGTTACAGCGCGAAAAAGACAATCAAGCCCATATCGCCACCTTGACTGACGCAAACAATGAAGCACAGAAAGAGGTCAATCGGTTGAAACAAACTTTTGCCAAGCATGACTTAAATATGTTATCTATGGCAAAGCCCGGATTGATCGAACGTATAGTTAATAAAGGAACGGCTCGTATAGGGAAAGAACTTGAAGCCCTGACCGACCCAAAACAATTTGATGAAGAAATTATTACTGATAACGCTAATACTAACTAGCGGTTGTACCTCACTTGGTTCGCGGTTCACGGTCCCCGAAGTGAAGCCCGTGGAAGTTATAACCGTAGAAAAACGCCCACCGACGTACCACCCACCGTTACCCAATCAAATCACACCGATGCCCGTGGAATGGAAAGTGTTGACTCCCGATACGATGGCAGCGTACCTTGCAGATTTGGAAAAAGGGGAAGCCCCCTCGCAAGCTTATTATGGGTTAACGAACAAAGGGTATGAGAATCTTTCTAATAATATGTCAGAAGTAAAAAGGTACATTAGACAAATGTTGTCGATTGTTGAATATTATAAAGAATTAGATAAACAGTAAACGCAAACCAAGGACTCCTTTCCTTGGCTTATCTCCTTTACTTTTGAATGCTTTTCAAATAGGGTGAATTTAGTCTATACTTATGTTATGCCAGTAACCATTCATCCATCAATAGTTGATTCAGGTAGAGTACCAATACTCGCTGATTCTGATTTTCATAAAGGAATAGGTTCTGGTGTTGTTGGTGTGCCAGCAGATTTAGTAAATATCCTTGCAGATTTAAACAAAGCGCAAGCTCAAGCTGAACAAGGGGAGAAGTGGTTGCCTTCTTTTCTTGCTGCTCAAGAAGAAAATCCGTATACAAAACGTTTTGGTACATCTCAGTATATTCAAGAGTTATTAGGTGGTGATCCAGAATCATCAGAATCATTTGCAGGTTATCTAGTAGGTGGGGGGTTAAGTCCTATAGCTGCATATAAAGCCGCAGCTCCTTTACTAACTAAAGGACTAGCTTCGTTCTTTAAATCAACTCCAAAAGGTAATATTGTTCCTTTTCCTAAGAAAGAGGGTATAGAAAAATTAGAAGAACAATTTGGTAAAGCGGGGGTTAAATATATACAAGCGAAACAACCACAATGGTTTGAAAAAGTTAGAAAGAAATTCCCAAAGGAAAAACAAGGTATAGAAACTTTAAAAGACGATGTATGGGAGCAATTTCAAATACACTTGCGGTCGCCTTCAATAGAGCAGAGGGCGAAATTAGAGTCAGCTCTAGATCGATTGTCAGCTAAACGAGCTCTAGATCGATTGTCAGCTAAACGGAAACAAGGTATAGAAACTTTAGAAATGGATTTCAGTATATTTGATAGAAAGCCATCATGGTTTGAAAAAGGTGGTAAATACAGTGATCCTAAATTTGTAGGACCGTATGAAGATTATATTACAGAAGCAGGTTGGTTCCCAGTTCCCGGATTAAACGTTCCAAAAAATTATCTAACTAAACAAAAGTCGGAATTAGCGGTAAAAAAATTAGCAGCTCCAATCCGCAAAAAAGCAACGTACACACCGCCGAAAAGAATGACTATGGCGGAAACGGATGCATGGCTTGCTAAACTTCGGAAGGACAAAGCTGCACCTTTACTTCCTAAAAAGGAATAATGTTTTACATTTTGTTATTATTTAGCATATACTTAGCACATGGCTGAACCAGCAAAAAACGGTATTAGAACATTAGTTAATCCTTCTAATAAATATTATAATCCAAACACAGAATATTTTGCAGGGGAAGACGGTCAGTATTACTCCACCACTTCTAGCGGAAGAAGAATGTATCACCACCCTGATGGTTCTTTTGCCTTTTTTCCCAAAGGACGGGGCGTAGGTGATTATTTAGACGAGATAGGAAGTGAACTAAGTTATCTAAATTCAGAACAATATCTAAAAGATAATCCAGAATCAGAGTATAGTCCAATAGCACTTGGAGGTAAGGCATATAGAGGAGTTAAAGAAGCGATTCAAAATATGCCTGAACATGACGAAGAAGCGTTCATGGATGAATACTATGGGGAATATCCTGAAAGATCTGCAGATACAGCACTAGGAATATTGTCTGCCTTTCCTGCGGTAAGTGGTGCTAGATTAGGAAAGGCAGTACACGGTATGATAAAAAACCCTGCAAAATTTAGTCGTTTATCCAAAGCTGAACAAAATAAACTAGATTGGTTGAGCGTGAAACCTGTTTTACAGTTATTAGGACTGTTTGGGGCAACACTTGATACAGGACTAGAAAAACGTGGACGTAGAGAAAAAGAAGCAAAAGAAATGGGTATTCCTTTTTCTGAGCATCCTGAATTCCAGAAAAAAGCTAACGGTGGTTCCATATACGAAGCCGAAAAATATTATGACTACGATCCGTCGTCTTGGGGTCCTGTATTAGATTTCCTTAAAGCAGAAGTAACTGATCCTGTTAATTTAGGACTTAATCTGGCTTCTTTGACTCCATGGGGCGCAGGAATTAGGTTTGGTAAACTAGGAACTAAAGCTGTTCCAGCTTGGTTAAAAGGAACTAAAGAACACGATAAATTGCGAAAAGCAGCTGCTTTGGACAAACGTGCTACCGCTTCAAAGAAAGTTGGAACAGAAGGTGATCCACTTGAACAAGTATATGGAGATAAGTTAAGGAAACAAGCAAAAGATCTTGAAAGAGAAGTTTTTGATAGTTCTTTGTGGAAGAAGAATTATGTTGCTCCTAAATCTAAATCAGAATCAGTTATTTCTAAAGGAGGAATTACTAGTACTGAATCAGCACAAGCAGCAAAAAGAGCGATTGATAAAACATTAGGAACCAATATAAGTAAACAGGAACTTATGCCTAAAGGATTTAAAACAAGAGAGGAATTAATGGATGATTATTATAAAAAATTCGACTCAGTTGTAGATGATATAATAAAGCCTCCAAAAGACCGTTCAAATATGGGTATCATGGAACTTTTAGATGAAATAATAAAGACTCCTCCCAAATAAATGACCACTAACCGAGATCGTCTTGCCGCATTACGCAAGATTGAATTAGATTACCTAGATAAATCCGAAGCCAAAGAATTCACAATTCTCCTAGAAGAATTAGAGAAACGCGAGTTCCAAGAAAAATCCACTAGCACCTTCTTAGATTTTGTTAAATCTATATGGGAAGACTTTATAGAAGGTGATCACCACAAGAAAATGGCAAAAGCGTTTGATGATATTGCTAACGGTAAACTAAAACGTCTAATTATCAATATGCCGCCACGACATACAAAGAGCGAATTTGCATCACATTTGTTTCCGGCATACTTATTGGGGCAAAATCCTAAACTAAAAATAATTGAAGCAACCCATACGGCTGACTTAGCTATCAACTTTGGTCGTAAAGTTCGTGACTTGATTGACGGTGAAGAGTACCATGAACTATTTCCTGAAACTGAACTAAAAGCGGACAGTCGTTCTGCGGGTAAATGGTTAACGAACAAAGGGGGCGAATACTACGCGGCAGGTACAGGTGGTGCATTGGCTGGACGGGGGGCGGATTTGTTCATTATTGACGATCCCCATTCGGAACAAGATGCGATGTCCGATAAATCGATGGAAGAAGCATACGAATGGTTCATGACTGGACCACGACAACGGTTACAGCCGGGAGGTGCAATCGTTATTGTAATGACACGTTGGTCTAAAAAAGACTTAACAGGTCGTTTAATTAAGAAAATGGCACAGGATAAAGGCGCAGATCAGTGGGAAGTCATTGAATTTCCTGCAATTTTACCTAGTGGTAAGCCACTTTGGGGCAATTTTTGGAAACTAGAAGAACTTGAAAGTATAAAAGCGTCTGTTAGTCCGTCTAAATGGGCGGCACAATACATGCAAAGACCGACAGGTGAAGGTATATCCATTATTCCTAAGAAATGGTTTAAGGTCTGGGACGAAGATAAACCTCCCAAGTGTAAATATATCATACAAAGTTACGATACCGCGTTCTTAAAAAGTGAAAGAGCTGACTTTACCGCGATAACAACATGGGGAGTTTTTTACCCAGAAGGACAAATAGGTGAAGACTTATATGCGGGCGGAGAAGCGCATTTAATTTTGATAGATTGTATAAAAGAACGGTTTGATTTTCCCGAACTTAAAAACGAAGCGTTACGTTTGTATAGTTATTGGGATCCCGATGTCGTGATTATTGAAGCGAAAGCCAGCGGGATTCCGCTAGTACAAGAGTTACGCAGAATAGGTATTCCTGTAAATACTTTTTCTCCCGGAAAAGGTCAAGATAAGATAGCAAGATTGAATTCAGTCTCGCCAATATTCCAAGATGGGCGAGTTTGGGTTCCGGAGAATAGGTGGGGAGAAGAGTTAATGGAGGAGGTTACAGACTTTCCCAATGGTGAGAATGACGACTTAGTTGATGCTACGACTTTAGCATTAGCACGGTTTAGAGAAGGGGGCTTTTTGCAATTAACAACAGATTATCATGAAGACGAAATTTATTTTAATCAGCAAAGGGTTTATTATTAATAAAATTAATACTATGATGTTCACTTATGGCTATTGAAAAACAACCTTTATCGTTAGTTCCTGATTCGCAAGAAGAAATTGAACTAGAAATCACACAACAACCAGCAGAAGAAACGGAAGTTTTTATACAACCTGATGGTTCTGTTATTTTAGGCAGTGATATGCCTGATGAATCTTCTACAAAGTTTGGTGAAAACTTAGCAGAGTATTTAGACGAAAAAGAATTAAACACAATAAGCTCAGAATTAGTTTCTTCTTATAAAGATGATTTAGAGTCTAGGGAAGATTGGTTTGATTCTTATGTGAAAGGACTGGATTTATTAGGAATAAATTCAGAATCCAGATCACAACCGTTTGAAGGAGCGTCTGGAGTACACCATCCGATACTTGCGGAAGCCGTAACTCAGTTTCAAGCGCAAGCATACAAGGAATTATTGCCTGCAGGAGGTCCAGTTGATACCGAAGTGTTAGGAATGACTGACGATGCGAAGTTAGAAAAGGCAAATCGCGTTAAAAACTTCATGAATTACCAAATTACTTATAAAATGGAAGAATATGACTCCGAAATGGATCAACTTTTGTTTTATTTACCGTTAACTGGCTCTGCATTTAAAAAAGTTTACTACGATCCAGCTTTGGGACGCGCTACAGCACGTTTTGTTAAGTCAGAACACCTTGTTGTACCCTATTATGCGGTAGATTTACTCACTTCACCGCGAATTACTCACGTAATTCACATGAATGAGAACGAATTGCGTAAATTACAGCTCTCTGGTTTCTATAGAGACGTAGAAATGAGCTCTCCCGGAACAAATGTTGAAAGAACTGACGTTGATGATAAAATTGATGAACTTCAAGGACTTACTAGAACAATTAGTGACGAAGAATTCACTTTATTAGAAATGCACGTTGATTTAGATTTGGAAGGTTACAAGGATGTTGGTAAAAATGGGGAAGAAACAGGACTAGGATTGCCTTATATTGTAACTATTTGCAAAGATAATAATGAAATTCTTGCAATTCGTCCAAATTATAAAGAAGATGACCCAATGCGTAGAAAGATCGAATATTTCACGCATTACAAGTTTCTTCCGGGACTTGGATTCTATGGTTTCGGCTTAATTCATATGATGGGCGGGTTAACTAAGTCAGTTACGGCTATTTTACGTCAATTAATTGATGCAGGAACACTTGCTAACCTCCCCGCAGGATTTAAGTCTAGGGGACTAAATATTCAGCGAAATAGTGATCCGTTACAGCCCGGAGAGTGGAGAGATGTTGACGCTCCCGGAGGAAGATTACAAGACGCATTTTTACCGCTACCTTATAAAGAGCCAAGTGGTACTTTAAGCACTTTATTAGGTGCTTTAGTTGAATCGGGTAAACAATTTGCGGCTACAGTCGAAAATCCAACAGGAGACGGTAATACTGAAGCTCCCGTAGGTACAACTGTAGCATTATTGGAAAAAGGACAACGTATTATGTCCGCGATCCATAAAAGACTACATTATGCGCAAAGATGTGAGTTTAAGATACTAAAAAGAGTATTTGGTGAGTTTTTACCGCCTGAATACCCGTATCAAGTACAAGGTGCTTCAGAAAACGTATTTAAAGAAGATTTTGATAATAGCGTAGATGTTCTTCCTGTTAGTGATCCAAATATCTTTAGTATGACACAAAGAATTACTTTAGCGCAGACACAGTTACAAATGGCACAAGCTGCTCCTGAATTACACGATTTACGAGAAGCGTATCGTAAAATGTATATAGCTTTAAATATAAAGGACATAGATTCAATATTGCCACCAGAGGAAGAAGCACAACCTAAAGATCCAGTTTTAGAAAACATGGATTCGTTAATGCAAACTCCTTTACAAGCATTTCCACAACAGAACCATGAAGCACATATCGCAGCACATACTGCATTTTTAGAAAATCCTAAAACTGCACAAAATCCAGCTGCAGTCGCTGCATTACAAGCCCATGTTCAACAACATAATGCGCTTAAATACAGAGTGGAAATTGAAGCTATGTTAGCACAACAAGGAATACAGCTTCCACCTCCGG